CATCATCCCCGCCAGCCTTATTCGAGACTACAACAAATCCCTTTTTGAAATCACCCTTACCAACGGCTCCATCATCCAAGGAATCCCCGCCTCCGAGCCAGAACGGTATCGTGGTAAACAATATCACGGAGCTTGGTTCGACGAGCTGTGTGCTTTCGACTACCTCGATGATGCGTACGATGGTGTTCAGTTCACCTTGCGTCTTAAAGACCCTAGAATCTCAAGGGTCCAGCAAATCATCACCACCACACCAAAGCCAAGGGAATTAATTGTTGACTTAGCTGAAGGTAAAATTGGTGGCGACGTGTACATGGTCAACGCGTCCTCGTATGACAACAAGGACAACCTGTCAGAAACGTTCTTCAAGCAGCTTGAGACGTACGACGGCACCGACATGGGTCGTCAGGAGATCTACGGCGAGATCCTAGACCCAGAGTCGTCTGGTATTGTAAAACGTAAACACTTCAAGCTATGGCCAGCAGATAAACCAACCCCAGACCTAGAGTACGTCTTAGCCTCATACGACCCGGCAACCTCAGAGAAGACTAAGAACGACCCGACCGCCTGCGAGGTATGGGGCGTGTTTGAGCAGCTTGACGGGGGCACCTGCGCGATACTACTGGACGCATGGGACGAGCACCTGTCGTACCCTGAGCTACGTCGTAAGGTCATCAACGACTTCAAAGAGGTGGTGTACGGGGCGGACAACGACTTTGCCAAAGGTAAAAAGGCGGACCTCATACTGATGGAGGACAAGTCTGCGGGTATCTCACTGATCCAGGAACTGCGAGGCGCTGGTGTGCCTGTGCAGGGGTACAACCCCGGAAGAGCCGATAAGATTCAACGACTTAACATCGTGGCCCCCCTGATTGCTAAGGGTAAGATCTTCATCCCAGAAGACCCAGTTCAAAAAGGTGAGGTAGCAGCATGGGCTAAGCGTTTCATTCGTCAGGTGTGTTCGTTCCCTGAATCAGGCGGCCATGATGACTACGTAGACGCCTTGTCACAGGCACTACGTAATCTGCGCGATCAGGGCTGGTTACAGCTAGATCCCCTGCCTGCTAGGGATTATGACTACGCAGACGATGATTATAAGAAGAAATATAGCAACCCTTACGCTCAGTAGGGCGGAAACACCCTGTTTAGCGTATTAGTTAAAATAAGGACTCATTATGTCCAAACCCATTCAAATGTGTTGGCAAACGTTATGCCAACATCAAACATAAAAGATCTATGGCAAATCCGCAAATTCCGATTCAATCAGGTGGTACCCTCCAAAGACTCGAAAATAAAGATGAGCACTTGGAAGACGCACAACGTGAAGATGAGATGGAAGCGTTTGAAGACGCTCTTGGTTTAGACTCAGACGAAGTTGAAGGCGAAGTAATTGAACTGGAAGACGGTTCTGTAGTTGTTAACTTCCAAGAAAAATCAAGCCCACTAAAAGACCCTGAATTCTACGGCAACTTGGCCTATGAGTTTGACGAGGGCGATCTTGACCTACTAGCCAGTGAATACCTAGACTACATCGACGTAGACAAAGAAGCACGCAAACAAAGAGACAAACAGTATGAAGAAGGACTACGCCGCACAGGACTTGGAAAAGACGCTCCAGGTGGCGCGACGTTTGATGGTGCATCTAAGGTTGTGCATCCAGTTATGGCAGAAGCCTGCGTTGACTTTGCAGCCTCAGCATCTAAAGAGCTCCTGCCATCAGACGGCCTTGTCAGAACCAACATCAAGGGTGACGACACCAAGCAGCAGCAAGAAACAGCCGAACGTAAAGCAACCTTCTTAAACTGGCAGTTAACTGAACAGATTAAAGAGTACCGCGATGAGATGGAACAGTTGTTCACACAGCTTCCATTGGGTGGTTCACAGTTCCTCAAGTGGCGCTTTGACGAAGAGCAACGTCGCCCAACTTGCGAATGGGTTCCGATTGATAACATCATCCTCCCGTTCTCTGCAACTAACTTCTACACATCCCAGCGTGTTACTGAACAACAGGACATTACTGAGGACACATACAAACAACGTATCGAACAAGGTCTTTACAAAGACATTGATGGATACTACACAAACGATGGTCCGTTAAACGAGCAGACTCGTTCCGAAGAAGCTAACAACAAGATTGAAGGCAAGGACATGCCTTCTAAGAACATCGACGGATTACGTCGTGTGTTTGAGATTACTTGCTTTATGCGTTTGGAAGCAGACCCGCTTACAGAAGGTCGTCGTGCTCCATACATTTTAACAATTGACGAATCTAGCGGTAAGGTTCTTGCCCTACGTCGTAACTGGGAAGCTGGCGATGAAAAGCTCGAGAAACTGGATTGGTACGTCGAGTTTAAGTTCATTCCTTGGCGCGGTGCCTATGCTATTGGCCTGCCTCATCTTATCGGTGGTCTATCAGCTGCTCTTACTGGTTCTTTACGTGCTCTTCTTGACGCCGCGCATATTAACAACTCTCAGACAATGCTTAAGCTCAAAACTGGGCGCGTGTCTGGACAGTCTGACAGGATTGAACCGACCCAAGTAGTTGAGGTTGAGTCTGGCCCTGGCGTTGATGACATTCGCAAGATTGCAATGCCAATGCCGTTTAACCCACCGTCTGCTGTACTGTTCCAACTATTAGGTTGGTTGACAGACGCAGCTAAAGGTGTTGTTACAACATCTGAAGAGAAGATTGCTGACGCAAACGCTAACACACCAGTTGGCACAACACAGGCATTGATTGAGCAAGGCGCTAAGGTATTCTCTAGCATTCACGCTCGTATGCACCGCTCACAAGCGATGTCTCTTAAGATCATCTCCCGTCTAAACAACTGGTACTTAGAAGAGATGGACAACGAGTCCGGCTCTGAGATCGAAGTTCGTGACTTTGCTTACAACAACGACGTACGCCCAGTTTCCGATCCTAACATTTTCTCTGAGACACAACGTCTTGCACAGAACCAGGCACTAATTCAGTTAGCTGGCACAGCGCCTCCAGGCATGTTCAACATGCGTGCAGTTTACAAGCGTGTGTTAAAGCAATTAAAGGTTCCTGAGATTGATGAAGTACTACCTAACCCATTAGGCGTTAGTGAGTCTAATCCTGCGCTAGAAAACGTATCCATGACTATGGGTCGTCCTGCTGCAGCCTATCCTGACCAAGACCATATTACTCACATTAAGATTCACTTAGAGTACGCAAACAATCCAGCCTTTGGTGGCAACCCAGTAATTGGTCCACAGTTTGCTCCTCACGTTCTAGAACACATTAAGCAACACTTGACACTACACTACCTGCAGTCTATGAGTGCGTACGTAGCAGAAGCGTCTGGTGGTGAGGATGTCTTGGAACTACACAGAGAGAAGAACCTCACGCAAGAAGAGCAACAAGCACTTGGTATTGCTTCTGGTTTGGTTACTCAAGAGTCTCAACAAATGTTGGCTCCGTACCTGCAACAGATTCAAGGTTTGGTACAAAAGGTTCAGCAAGCAAATCAGCAAAAAGCCGAAGCAACCGCAATGCAAGACCCAACAGCTTCTGCAATTATCAAGACTCAGACTGCAGAGACACAGCGCAAGGCTCAAGAAGCCCAAGCTCGTATGCAGGCAGAATTACAGTCTACACAACAAAACTACCAGATCAAGGTGGCAGAGTTGCAGCAGAAGGTTGCCGAGTTGCAAGCCAAGTACACAACCCAGACCGATATTGACAACCAGCGCAACGCTACCGATATTGCAATGGCAAACATCAACAACGCAGCCAAAGAGCGTATTGCAATAATCAACGCTGGCATAGCAATGGATCAGCAACAACTGCAGCTAGAGCATGAACAAAATCTATCTGCTATTGGTGCAATTAGCGCAGCTGACGCAGACATTCGTAAGCATGGATTAGCTTTAGAACAAAGAACATTTGAAGAGCAAGCTAACCAGATTAAAGCACAAGCAGACGCACAACGTCAAGCAGCAATAACACAGCAGCAGCATGAGCAACAATTGCAGCAACAAGGCTTTGGAGCTCAAAATCAAGCGTTACAAAATGAACAAAAGCATCAACAGGCATTACAACAAACTATGGCGTCAACCCTAAATGCACCATCAGGGCCAGTAGCGCCAGCGGCAACACCAGCAGCACCGACACAACCAACACCCCCAACAGGAGTAATTTAAATGGCAATTAAAAAACAAGCCGGTATTATCGGTTTTCGTCAAAACTACAAAGAAACCGGTCAACTGTCAAGCGGCGGCGGCCCAGAGGACAAAACACTAGACGCTGGTAACTCAGGTTCCCACCGTGATAACAATTGGAAAATTGGCGCATCACAGTGCAAAGTAACAAAAGATTCTAAAGTTGGTCCAGGCAAGAATCTTAAAGATATTGGCGGCGGAAACTTTTATTAATGTTTGGGGCGGAAACGCTCCAACTCACGTATTAGTTAGAATATGAAGGACTTTTTATCCGAGATTATCACGCGTGTAAACGCT